AGGTATCCGTTCTGAAGATATAATTGAGCGAAGCATAGCAAGAATACCGATGTATCAAGCACTCAATACCATTAAAATTGATACCAACGCCAAAACCGTGGCTATGATTGCCAATGAGATAAAGCTGTTGTAATACCGTCAAATTCCAATTTATCGAGTTTAATCAAAATTGAATATTTGCGTAAGGTAGCCTATCTGGAACTTTTTCTGGGTAGGCTTTATTTTTTTGCCTAATATACCCTTAAAAAATGGTTCTTTTTTCTCCGTATCTTGAAGGAGCGTGAAATAATATGACGAACGAAGAAAAAAATAAAATCATTGAACTGTCCCAACAGGGGCTTGGATACACAAAAATTGCAACGCAGGTGGGTTTGTCCCCAAACAGCGTAAAAACATTTTTAAGAAGGCAGAAGGAACATACTTCGTGCCGGTGTTTACAATGTGGGACGGAAATTACGAGTATGCCGCATAAAAAGGAAAAGAAGTTCTGCTCGGCTGTTTGCCGTATGCGTTGGTGGAACGAGCACCAAAAGCAAGTGAACAGAAAGGCATACTATACCTTGACGTGCGAATGCTGTGGCTCTACCTTTGTCACGTATGGGAATGCAAAGCAAAAATTCTGTTCTCGTAAGTGTTTTGCTAATTATCGGAGGAAAGAAAAATGATGGAAAATCAAGAGAATATTTTAAGATATACCTTGGCGGTAACAATGGCAGAATCGATGCTTGAAAAGGGTATTATTTCCAAGGACGATTATAATAAAATTGAACAGAAATTTTGCGAAAAATATTGTATCAATTTATCGTCTATATTCCGCAAAATCGCTGGATAATATTCTCTTTTAGAGGTAATATACACATACCAAAAAAGGAGGGTATTATGGCAAGAATTGTTCAAGTAATTCAACCTACGAAAAACATAGGAATTGAATATTTGAATGTTTGTGCGTATGCGAGAGTTTCAAGTGGAAAAGATGCAATGATGCATTCGCTTTCCGCGCAAATCAGCTATTACCAAACATACATTCAAAGAAAGCAAAACTGGCGTTTCCGTGGGGTATATGCGGACGAGGCAATTTCGGGGACGAAAGACAACCGTGAATGCTTTAATGCAATGCTTGAAGAGTGCCGAAAGGGGCATATTGATTTAATTGTTACGAAGTCAATTTCAAGATTTGCAAGAAACACGATTACGCTTTTGGAAACGATACGAGAGTTAAAGGATATAGGTGTTAACGTTTACTTTGAAGAACAGAACATCAACACCCTTTCGGCGGAAGGGGAAGTGCTTTTGACTTTGTTGGCATCCTACGCACAGGAAGAAGCTCGTTCGGCAAGCGAAAATCAAAAATGGAGAGTGCTGTTGAATTTCAAACAAGGTAAACCTTGGTGTTGCACTATGTTTGGATATCGTCACGAAAAGGGGAAGTTTTATATCGTCGAGCGTGAGGCAGAAATCATTCGATGGATTTATAAATCTTACCTTGAAGGGCGTGGAACGACAGCAATCTCTAATGACCTCGCCGCTTATGGGGAAGTTGGTAGGAAGGGGCATTTATTTTCAAAAGGTTCAGTTATGAAAATTCTTCGGAATTATGCTTATACGGGAAACTTGATACTTCAAACGACCTATCGAGAAAACTATATGACAAAGGTTCGTAAAAAGAATGAAGGTCAACTTCCAATGTACCAGGCAGAAGATACGCACGAGCCGATTATAGACCTTGCTACTTTTAAGGAAGTACAAGCAGAAATTGCTCGGCGGAAAGAAGAGTTTGCGCCAAAAAAAGAAAAGGGCAGGTATGCGTTCACGGGGTTAATCAAGTGCGAAAACTGCGGAAAGGGATTTAGGCGCAAGACGACGGCAACCAGAGTTGTTTGGATATGCTCGACCTTCAATACAAGGGGAAAGATGTATTGCCATGCAAAACAAATCCCCGAAGAAACGCTTGAGAAATTAACGGCGGATTTAGACCTTTCGACCGTAAAAGAAATCAGGGCGGCGGAAGGGAATAAACTAACCTTTGTTTTTAAAGACGGAAAGGAAGAAATACGGTATTGGAAAGACCGTTCGAGAAGTGAGTCTTGGACGGAAGAAAAACGGAAAAAAGCAAGTGAAGACGCATATAGGAGGGAATATAAATGCCGAAAGTTACAATAATACCAGCAACAAGAGATTTCCATACAGGAAACCTTAAAAACGATTTGAGAAAAAAGCGAGTGGCTGCCTATGCTCGTGTTTCCACGAATAGCGAAGAACAACAGACTTCCTATGAGGCGCAAGTAGATTATTATACCAAATACATCAAAAGCAGACCCGATTGGGAGTTTGTTGATGTTTATACAGATGAAGGTATAACCGCAACCAACACAAAAAAGCGTGAAGGCTTTAAGGAAATGGTGGAAAACGCCCTTGCGGGAAACATAGACCTAATCATCACAAAATCGGTCAGTCGATTTGCGAGAAATACGGTTGACAGCTTAACGACGATCCGTAAGTTGAAAGACAAGGGTATTGAAGTTTTCTTTGAAAAGGAAAATATTTATACCTTGGATAGCAAGGGGGAGTTGGTATTAACAATTATGAGTTCCCTTGCCCAGGAAGAAAGCAGAAGTATTTCGGAAAACGTAACTTGGGGCAGAAGAAAGCAATTCGCCGACGGGAATGTCTGCTTGCCCTATAAACATTTCCTTGGATATAAAAAGGGCGAAGACGGCAAACCAGAAGTTGTTCCTGCAGAGGCGGCGATTATACGATTGATTTATATGCTTTTCCTTGAAGGGAAAACGCCAGGGGCGATTGCGGATTACTTAACGGAACAAGGCTTTCCCACGCCGACAAATAAAAGTAAGGTGTGGCACTTGAAAACGGTAGAGAGTATTCTCACGAACGAAAAATACAAAGGTTCGGCAATTCTGCAAAAGAAGTACACCGTCAATTATTTGGAAAAGAAAATGGCGGTAAACGACGGGCAAGTTCCTAAATATTACATTGAAGAAAGCCACGAGGCGATTATCCCCCCTGGCGAGTTTGAAATGGTACAAGAAGAAATGAAACGCCGCAAAAGTTTATCGAGAAAATATAGTGGTTCAACCTTGTTTGCATCAAAGATTATTTGTGGAGATTGCGGTTCGTATTTTGGCGCAAAGGTGTGGCATTCAAATACAGAATACCGTCGAGTGATTTATCGATGTAATGAAAAATACGAGAAGAAAGGCGCACCCAGGTGTTCGACGAGCCATCTTTCCGAAGACGAAATTAAGAACGGTTTTGTACGAGCGTTGAATATTTTGATTAACGAAAAGCAAGTAGTGTTGGATGATTGCAGATTACTATTTGATACGCTGACGGAAACAACGGAATTGGATGCACAAATTGAAATGCAAATGGCAGAGCGAGAATATGCTATGGAAATTTTGAAGAAATGCGTTGAGGATAATGCGATAAAAGAGCAGAGTCAATTAGAATATTGGAAACGCTACGATGCCCTTGCGGAACGTTACGAGGCGGAAAAGAATAAACTTGAAAAACTCCTTGCTTTAAAAGAAGAACGCAAGCACAAGGCGGAATTGATAGGCGCGTTTATGTTTGAGTTAAGCGAAATGGACGGAATAATTGAGAATTTCGATGCTCGGCTTTGGTTTTTCACGGTTGAAAGAGTGGTTGTTACCGAAGGCAAGAAAATGACATTTGAAATGAGAAACGGTGCAAAAATTGCCGTGTGAGGATGCGTAAAAAAAGTAGGCGCAACCAAAAATAGAGAAAACTCCTGTTAAACGCAGGAGTCTTTTCTTTTATAAATCGTCAATAGAACTTTGGAACGGAAAGGAAGGTTCGATTGCATCCGTATCATCTTCGTCGTCTTCATCTGCATCGCCTTCATCGATTTCGTCAACATCTTCTGTGGTAATATCTTCCTTTTCCGTGTCATCATCGGGGTTGAAAGAGGGCGAATAGTGGTTTTCTTCGTCTTCATCATCCAAACCTTCTGCATCGTAGCCTTTTGCGTAGAGCATACCAATAGGTAATCGGAATAAGTCGCTTTTCTTCTTTCCGTTATAAATTATTACCATTGCTTCTGCATATCCAAGGGTGCCAGAACGTCTTTCCTTGGCGGTTCGCGCAATGGTTTTTATGGATACTGCGCCTAATTTTTCCTTAAAAATCTCGTCATCCAAACGGTCTCGGTAGGTATTGACAAGTTTTGCAACCGCCCTTAAAACATTTGCAGAAAGGGAATTAGAATCGCCTTCCCACGCCGCAATAACCAAACGAAGCGTGCGATTAAGGGTTTGATAACCATATTTAGTATAAATGGATTCCAATGATGAGATTGCACAAATAACGCCAGGAGCCTTTGTTAAACCGATGGTAAGGTTGTAAGATTCGACCAAATCTCGTATTAAGAGCTGTTGGTGGTTTCCCGCCTCAAGGTGCGCCATGAAGATTTCATAAGGGAGCAGGGGTTTAACGAATTTCTGCTGATTGGCAAAGATGTCGGCTTCGTTTTGATATTCGAGATCGTCATAAACCATGCACCATACAGGGGTTTCGCGAGAACCCGAAACACGTGCAATAATCTCGATGGTATGCTGTCCGTTGAAAACATAGTTAATTCCGTCACGCTTACTAACTTTTACGGGATTGATTTGGTTAAGGTCGAAGTTTTCTGCGGCCTTTTCAATATGAGCAATCGAAAGATTTCTTTGATAATCTTGGTTCGATACAAGGTCTTTAATGGGAATAAGTTCAAAATGAACTTGTGGCACGTACATACTATAATCACTCATTTTCTACTCTCCGATGCAAGGAAGTAAAGCACTTCCACTATTTTATTTTCTAATTCTTGTAAAACTCTCATCAATTTTGCCCTTGCCTCTGTGGACGTGAGGTCAATTTTTGTATTTGTTTTCATACGATTAATTGAACTTATCCACATAGGTATCGTTAAGGATAACTCGTTAAGAGAGGCGTCTGGGTCGAATTTAGGCATATCCTTGATGGAAGGCTTACTGACAACTGGTTGCGGGTTTGGCTGTGCGGAAGTTTCATCAAGCAGATACCTTGTCCGCTTATATTGGACGAAAGGAACGCTGTTCTCTTTGATACGTTGGTGTATTTTTTTCATTTCCGCAGGGGAGAGCTTTGAAATTGCGATAATGTTTTCGTGGGAAATTTTATATCTTCCTGACAAAATTTTATGGGCAAGGTCTGGCTCATGTGATTTGATAATATCGATTGCTTTCGTGAAAGTGGAATACTTATGTACCGTAGCGTGGGTGATATGGTTTTCATTGGCGATACGTTGTGCGGTTTTATGCCGAGAGGCACTTTCTACAACGTTGAAATCGGCAGGTAAATCATCTTCTGGGGGAATGGTATATTGATTGTTCCCCGTTGGGTTTTTGGATGCGTTGACGATTTTTTCCGACTCATACTGTCGACCGATTAAGTATCGACGGCTTTCATCTGACAAATTCCTGCGGCCGAGTTGATTTTTGCATATCCAAGCAATGGCTTCTTCTCGGCAAGAAAAGTCCATTTCCATCACTTCAAAAGGGATAGCGTTTTTGGAGCAGATTTCATAACGATTATGCCCGTCAACGATAATTCCATTCCAAGTAATGATAGGGTCTCGGCAACCATCTGCTTTAATATTTTCTTCTAATTGCACAAATTCCTTCCGTTTAAGTGGACGAATAATTGTTTTAAATTCCTCGTCGATTTTAAGAAGGCGGAGTTTCTTTTCCATCGGTCTTTAAGCCTCCAACTCGACTTTTTCGACGTTGTCAAACGCAAAAAGTGCGACTTTTTTTGCCTGATTTACTTCGCCTCGCAAACGATAACAAGTTGTTCTGTCTGTCCAACCCAAAGCCTTGAATAGCTGTTGGGTTAATGCAAAGCTGTAAATTTCATAGCTATTGTCTTTGCAAACGTGGCTATTGATGGTGATGCACCCAGGCTCTTCGTTGGGGATGCTGCGAACAGCAAGCATTCTGGTGTCGGGGTTGACAAGCAAATGAATATACTTGGGCGAACCGAGTTCCTGTAATAACGTTTTATAAAAACGCATTCTGTATTTTCGTGGGTCGATAGAAATAATTGCAGTAGACATAAAATGTCCTCCTTATTAAACAATGGATTGTTGAACCACCGCAGGAACGTTATCGGACGGTTGTTCGGAAGGCGGTTCGGGCGGAGGTGTAGCGGGTTTATTGGCTTCTTTAATAGAATAAACGGCGTAGCCTTCAAAAATGTTTATACGCATGGTTTGTTTATGCTCGTTCAAAGTCATACCGAACTGATTCTGCCAATTAGCAGGATAAATTGCGGTACGAGATGTTTTCGGCTTTTCGCCTTCTCTGACTGTGCGTTGATAAACTTCCGTAGCGGTTAAATCGAATACGAGTAAATATTCGCCGTTTGCGTGGATGAGTTTGCCGAGGATTTTATACTTATAATGCGGATTCCATCCCATCAAATCTACGATTTTTGCGAAGAAAATCTTGCAAGTAATAGAACGAGTTTTGCGCTTTCCGTTGGAAGGATTACACCAAGGGAAAGAGTCTCTTGCGCCTTCTTCGCAGGGGCGCAGAGCAAGAATTTTCTTTTCACGATTCACGAGAACCTGGGCGTAGTTTGCATTCGGGAATTTAGACAAACACGCTGCGTTCGCAAAGAATTTACATTCATTAAAGGTAATAGAGGGTTCTTTAAGGTGGGCGAAGAATTCACGTCTTACGACTTGGAAGTCGTCGAAGTCAAAGTCTTCACTCATATCAAGTAATTCATCCGTTTCCTTTAATTTAGGCGTTTGCTCGTCCGAAGACGGGGTAGGCAGATCGGCAGGGGAATCGTCCTGCACCTTTTCTAATAATCCTGCTAAAACATCTTTTTTTTCATTCATCTCATCCATTTCGTTTTACTCCTGTAATGAAACACCGCTTAATTCGGCGTGTATGTATTTTTTAAGTACGTCAAAGCCAGTCACATTGATACGTTTTCCCGTTTCATAGAGTTGACCTTGTAAGCGTAAATTCCAGTCTTGCTCGTTCTGGGTATCGAGCGTGTCAAGTGTTAATTCGTGCAAATAATAGTCCTTCCCAAATGAACTCGTCCACTCTTGAGGGATAGCTCGTATTCTTTTGCCAGCCGTGGTTAGCGGTTTGGCTTGTTCGCTCTGTTCGTCTGGCGTAGCTCGTTCAAGCATATGTGGATTAAGGAAAGCCTCCGAGTTCTGGGCATCGAAAATATAAACGAGTTCGTCGTCTTTTTCATAGATAGACCCGATTATTTTATAGCGACAGTCCGTATTCCAAGAAAACAATTCAAATAGTGTATCGTTGAACGCTGCCGAAGAGATATCTTTGGGAACATACTTCTTCATTGAGAGCTTGGAGCAATGAACGCCGTGGCGGTTATTTGCATCTGTGGCGCGAATTGCAAACTTCTTCTCAATAGGGTGGATAAGCAATTCAATATAATTTTTTGCGCCGAATTTACGGATGATTTCCGTGCTGAACTTGATTTTCTTACTGCCGAATGAAACAGAAGGTTTGCGGAAAGTATCGAAAAATTCCGAACGGGTAACTTCAAAACCACGCATATCAAAATCACCGGCAGAGAACTCGATTTTCAAATCTTCGTCTTTGCTTTGGGTAGGAACGCTTTCCGTGCCGTCAGCTTCGGTTATATAAACGCTTTGAGATGCGTTGATATAGTCGGTAAATTTGAAACCAGCCCAGCGTGGATTGATGGATACAAAACCTTTCAATTTACCTTCTTCGATTACTCGAAGTTCAGGCAAAAAAGCCTTATTCCTAAACTTTGCGTTGTCGAGCATATGCTGAACGGCGATAAAGTCATCTCTGGACACGATAGCCTCGTGGTGATTAAAATATCGGCTTTGCGGTCTTTTTCCGTAATTCTTTTTAGACTTGTGATCGTGGTAATCGGGGGTGTAGGTTTTTCTTGTCAATACATCCCCACAATGACGTTCATTTCTTAATATTTGAACCACGCCGTTTGCCGTCCATTTCACGTTTCCAAGATAGGACTTTCGTTCGAGGGCGTTCAATGCCTCGGCGATATGCTTTGTGGAATAGCCGTATAAATACATATAAAAGACCAGTTTAACGGTGGGGGCTTCGTCCTCATTAATGACGAGATTGCCTTCGGCATCGTGCGTGTAACCGAGCAGTTTCGGAGTAAGAGGGATACCGTTATCCAAACGCATACGAAGGGATGTTTCCATACTTCGACTGCGGGTATGAGATTCTTCTTCCGCCATTGTTGCTTGGAAGGTGAGAGCCAATTGCGCATCGTCATTCAAAGAGAAGATTGCTTCGGATTCAAAGAAAACGCCTACCCGACGTTTAAGGTGCGCAAGGCTACGGACAACGCCAATGAAGTCTTCCAGGTTTCTGGCGAAACGAGAGACGCTTTTCGTGATAATCATATCGAACTTACTTGCTTTGGCATCTTCAATCATCTGCATGAACTCTTGACGGTGTTCCTTATTCGTACCGCTTTTTCCTTCGTCGGCATAAATTTTTACAAGTGTCCAGTTAGGGTGCTGACGGACGAAATCTTCATAATACTTCTTCTGTAATTCAAAGGATGTTGTTTGGCGAATATCGTCAGTTGAAACACGAACGTAAATAGCAACACGCTGATGGATGTCATTATCATAGTAATCCGTTTCCTTTTCGGCGGGTATGTATTCGTAATTATCGGGGTCAATCCGTACTTGCATACGTTGACGGGTCTTCGCCTTCTTTTGGGCGAGGAGTTCTCTTTTTTCTATATCAATCATTTTGCGCTATTCCTTTTAGGGGTTCTTCGTTATCGTCGGGAAGGAGTTTCCAGTTCTCGGACGGGAAGAAGAAATCTTTGTCCGAAGTGTCACTACGATAATAGGTGGCAAGCGTGAAGATGTCTTCTGATGCGAAGTACATTCCAATAGGGTGGGGCAACGCTGCGAAATATCGTGCGAGTAAAGTGAGTTCCATCATATCCTTGGAAACGTTAGATACCTTTTGCGTAATGATAAGGTCAACCTTGCCTTCCATACAGTCGTTCAACAATCGACTCCATTCGGGGGCGGATTCCATATAGGGAGCAGTAGCACCTTCGTCGATATAAAATCCAACGAACGTCCACTTGGGATATTGTGCGAGGACATCCTCGTATTGCTTTTTATGGTAGTCGAGATAATTCTCGTACTTGGTTTGATTGAAGTAGCGAATATAAACTCCGACTTTGAATGGTTTTGCTGGGTTCGGCGTTTCGTGTCGAATCGTTTTTAACCACGCAGAATGTTTGGCAACTTTCTCACCGTGTTTTGTCGTTGGGATAAAAGACGAGCCTAACTGCGCCAACGGCGTGATCTCCGTTGTATGGGCGCAAGAAACCAAGCTGGTGTCATCCGCCTGCATTAATTCCGTTGAATTCTCTGTATTTTTACTCTCTTGCATATCTGCCTCCATTACATTTATATCAAGTATAAGGCATTTGGAAGAAATTGGAAATCGACCATAGGTTAAATCGTAAACCACGAGTTTATGTTTTTGGAAAAATTTTACAAAAAATAAGAGACAGCAGCGAACTGCTATCTCTTTTTGTCGTTTATTGGGATAATTTAATTGTTAGCTCGAAGGGTTTCTTTTAGATTTTTTACGAATTTAAGGATTGTTTCCATCTCTGTGGGGGAGCAATCGGATAATAAAGAAGCGAACTCTGTTTGATAAATGTCGTTTACCTGCGGAAGATCGGGACGGATGAGGCTGTCTGAGGAAATTTCCAAGGCTGTGCATATAGCGATGAGTGAGGTAACACGGAAATTTGCTTTACCGCGTTCAATATCGCTTATATTCGACACTCCAATTTTTGTTTCAAAGGCGAGGTCTTCTTGACTCATATTTTTTTCAAGACGAGCCGAACGAATGCGCTGACCTATAGCCTCCAAAATAATTTTTACATTGTCCATGGAATTGTCTCCTTTGCCTTTTGACTATGTTCTTGCATAAATTTTATCACTTTTTGACAAAGTAGTGAAATGCCAAATGACGAAACTTGGTCTTTTGGCTATAATATAAGTAAGAAAATTTTTAGTTTGGAGGACTAAATTATGATTTTTAACTATTTAACTATCGGTCAACGAGTGAGAGATGCGAGACGGAAGAAGCGTTTCTCACAGGCGGAACTTGCCCATCGGGTAGGCGTAACAACGTGCTACATAAGCTACATTGAAAGTGGCTATAAGTGTATGAGCTTGGAAACTCTGATTCGCGTTGCAAATGCATTAGAAGTAACAGCCGACGTTTTTTTGGCGGATTGTTTGGATAAGCATTTGGTTGCAAGCGAGGCAGAGTTTTCTTTGATTTTAGAGGACTGTTCCTTGTATGAAAGCCGTGTTATTCTCGATAATGCGCGAGAGTTAAAACGAATTTTGCGAGAAAATCTATTTACAAAATCAAACCGTGAATAAATTATAAACGCATTTTTTCATAACGGCAATCGACCGAAAGTTAAAATTTAGACCAACGGTAGAATTGGTTGCGTATATAATTTTTGGTTTCGATTATATGAAATTCCTTTTTTTGGTAAAAAGGGATTATTTTGTGCTACAATTTTTTTCCGCTTGAAGAGGGAGGTTGCGTATATGATTTTGGTTTTCGTTTATATGAAAATTACGGACGTGAAAAAACCCTCTTTTTTTATGCTATAATGTTTTGACCTTTGGAGGGATTAATATGAAATACTACGTAGTTGCGGATATCCATAGCTTTTATTCCGAACTGGAAACCGCTTTAAAAGAGAAGGGATTTTTTGAGGATACCGAGCCTCACAAGTTGATTATTTGCGGAGATCTGTTTGACCGTGGGGATGAGTCACTTAAGGTGCAGCAGTTTGTTATTGACCTTATGGAAAAGGATGAAGTCATTTTAATCAAAGGCAACCACGAGGATATGCTTTTGGAAATGGTGCGGAACGCAAATAGATGGTTTAATTTACCAGATATCGAGTATTCCCATCATTGGCATAACAGGGCTGTAAAGACGGTCTTGGATTTGACGGGACTTAACTATTTTGACCTTGATAACCCTACAAAAGTGGCAAAGGCAATAAAGGATACTCCTCTCTTTAAAAAGATTATTCCCGCAATGAAGGATTATTATGAGACCGAGCATTATATTTTTGTCCACGGATGGATTCCGTGCTATGAAATCGATACGCACGTGTTTCCTAAAGTTCTCGGCTATATGGACGACTGGCGAGAGGCGGCGGTTATGGAGTGGGACTATGCTCGTGGTTATAACGGTATGCTTGCGTGGTCGCAGGGGATTAAAGAGCCAAATAAAACCATTGTATGTGGGCATTGGCATTGTTCGTGGGGGCATTGCAATATTGACGGAAAAGGTACGGAATTTGGTAAAGATGCTGATTTTACACCGTTTTACGGGGAAGGTATAATTGCGATTGACACCTGCACAACGCTTTCACGAAAAGTAAACTGTATTGTTCTGGAGGATTGAAATGAGTGCGGATTTTGAACCGTTTGAAGAAGTGGACGGAGATGAAGAATATAAAAACCGTTGCCTATTTTCGGACATTTACTACGATAAATTTAATCAAGATGATGATGAATACGTTTTAACAAGAAGGGTGGCCGCATTTTTCGCCTCAAAGGAGAGAACTCGCTATCTGGGAATAATAAGCTATTTGTATTTCGCCAGCGTTTATGTCCCGTATTGCGATGACGGTAAAATCGCCACAGCGGATTTTAATGGAAAGGTGGGCGTTTGTTTTTATACTGTCCCCGACATAATTCCCGTTGATGTTGCAATGGAGTATCGGTGGGAACGCAAAGAGTTTAGAAAGTTTTTCCACTCGACGGATGCAACGTTATTTTTAATAAATTATGCGAGTGATTGCGTTGCGTTACCGTGCGATATTGTTAAGAAAATGTTTGCTATGATGGCATCCTTCACGGGGCGATATGACGTTGAAGGGTATTATGCGGAGTTATCCACAATAAAGCAAATGGTTATGCCAAGCGAGTATTTTAAGAAGAGACAGGAATACCGCATACTCCGTGAAAAGCAAATAGGCATTCCAAACTATACGTATGTTCGGCAAGGGTGGCGGTGGCTTTCTATTACAAAGGATGATGGAAGCAAAGACAAGGTTTCTATAACAGCGGTGGATAAAATTATACAATTGGAGGATGAAAAAAGTGACTAACAAATATAGTACGGAAGAAGTGGAAGTAGCAAGAAGCCTTTTTGCAGACCTTGATGAAGATAACGGGTATCACAGAAGGGATTTTATTGAGTTGGAAAAAAGGATTGACGCATTTATTGCGAGTCAAAGCAAAGCAGATTTAATAAGAATAATAAGTTGTTTAAAATATTCATCTGCATACATGGCTTATAAAGTGAGCATAAAGGACAAGGGGAAGTGGGATGTAAACATCACGACTTATAAAGGAAAAAAGGCGATGGCTTTACATACCTCATATCGAAGAATTCCTTCGTATATTGCGATGAGATTTAATTGGTATTTTTCGCCACATGAATATTTGTATAATGATTATTATGGGACGGCGGAATGCATTATTCTTAACCCTGCATCAGATTATGTGGTTTTACAACGTTCGTTGATTGAGCAGGTTTTCGGTGTATTGAATGAAATGGAAAAAGAGTATGATGAAAAAGATGAATGCGAAGATAAAACGGAACAACTGCTTGAAATTATGGCAAGCATTGATTTAGAAATGACAAAGCCGATAGTCTTTAATTATAAGCTGAAAAATGAAGAAACACACAATCTTTTCTTTGTTTGCGGATTGCCCGCAAAAGATGAAAAATCACTTCTATTTAAGGAACAAGGCAAAGGGTATGTTGAAATTCCGTTTATAGATGCTGTTCATATTCCAGAATTAACGGATTATTTTAATAATAATGATGGGCATTTTTTCTACGATAACATATAAAGGAGTTTCGATGATGAAAAAATATACGAAAGAAGAAATCAAAATAGCACAGGAAATTCTTGATGAAATCTTCGAGAATATTGAAGGTGGCCCCTTATTGGCGATTTTAGGGCAGAGAATTGCCAAGTACAAAGCAACGAAAGGGAATAAAGAATACTTGATGCTGATTAGTTGGCTGCGTTACGCTAAAGTTTTTTTGCCCTATCGTGATGTTTACATAAACGACAAAGGGGATTTTAGAAGAGAGCTGATGACAAATCATCACGGAGGTAAAATATCAGTATATGTTTTCTCTGGTACGGACGATATTCCCATAGATTATGCAATTGATAACAGTTGGTTTAGAAACTGTTCGGTTTCGCAGTTGATTACGGAAATTGAAGGCGCTGACTCCATTGTTTTGAATCCAACGTCTGATTATATAGAGTTTCCTATCGAGCTGTTGAGTCGAGTTTTCCCGTTGATGCAGCAGTTGGAAGAAAATATCGAGGTGGAAAAAAATAGGGAAGAGTTAAATTCTTTGATTAGTGGTGCAAATTTTGCAATCGGCGAGGCCCCCAAGTTTCGTATAAGATTAAAAGATGGAAGGGAATTCAAAGGAAGAATGTTGTATCTTTGTTTCAAAGAAGATGTCGAAATGATGGTAATCGAGGATGAGGAAAAGGGACGGATCGAAGTTCCCTTGTCTTTATATCGTACAAGAGAGGAAATAAAGGAATAAAATGAAAGTATTTTTTACGAGCGATTTGCATTTTGGACACGCAAACGTAATCCGTTTTGACGGACGTCCGTTTGAAACGGTGGAAGAGATGAATGAGGAACTTATTCGGCGGTGGAATGCAAAGGTTGACAAAGGCGATTTAGTTTATGTCCTTGGGGATATGATTTGGCGTATGCAAGACTGTGCCTCGGTCATTAGACGATTGAACGGGCAGATTATTCTTATCAAAGGTAATCACGATCGCTTTATTAAAAATGCGGGCGTTAAAAATATGCTGGCAGCGGTTAAGGATTACGATGATATTTGCGTTACGCTTGACGACGGAAGAAAAAAGCGGTGTATTTTATCACACTATTTTATTCCGATGTATATTGGGCATAGGTATAATGCTGTCCATTTGCACGGACATTCGCATAATACGGAAGAAGCTCGTGAGGAAGAACGTATTACGCAAGACTTAATCGAAAAAGGGTATACCTTACGAATTTATAACGTTGGGTGTATGCATTGGGATTATGCGCCTGTAACCCTTGACGAGATTTTAAGGCGGTATGGAGAGTATGAAGACAAGCGACAACAGAATAATGAGGAAGGAATTGACGAAGAATACGAAGGATAAATATTACGCTTTTTTCCTTGATGATTATGCTACAGTTTCTTTTGTGTCTGGGGGCAAGGTGTATTTTGGGACGATGGACGATTTCGCGCGGTTGTTGAAGGATAAGCGAAATGAGAAATTTATCGAGCCTTATGAAGAGTTCAAAAAGGGAAATCGAACAGTTGAGTGTGCTGTGGCGTATGGGAAATATAGATTTGCATACCCAGTCCACTTGCTTGACACCGCGACGGAAACGGTAGGTGCGGAAAGGTACGAACATACTAACATTTATGGGTTTCCTTATTACATTTTGTACGATAAAAAGGTCGAGACCAGGTATTTGATTAAGTATAAAAATATGTACTACGTGGCTTATCGGTTGCAGCTTGAAAATATGCGTTGTGAAGATACTTTGTCTAAATTAGGAGAGTGGAAAATAAGGTCGTTTTGGGGCTTTCCAAGTATGATTCAAAATATATCCAATAATCCCAAGAAGAGTATCCACGAAAATGTATTATTGGAGCTGACAGAGGCGTATCCCACGGAGGAAGAAGCGCGGGCGGTCTTTTCAATACAAAGGTCGCTTAATTATGAAGAATTTTATAATGATATTTTTGGAGACGGTTGATTATGGCAAGAGCGAAGTATTATACAAGGGAAAAATATAAATGGAAGAGTAAGGAAGGCTATCAAAGGGAAACGCTTCCAGATGGGCGGTTGTATGCCAACGGCACATATGCAAGCAAGATGACAGAGGAAAAACTGCCGAAGAGTTTTGTGTCTGTTTATTATTATAGGCAATGGTCGTTTATGCAAGCGAAGGGTGTTGTTGACGTTCGTTATTGCCCTGCGTATTGGAGTGGAAATCACATGTATAAAGACGATTATCTGCTCATCTCGTATAAGGAAAAGATAACCTGCAGAATGCCCGAAGCACGACGTATTCCCATTGATGAGTATCAGGGCTACGACATAATATTATTTGGTCGTTCAATTATAGATTTTATTGACGGCGTTGAGAAATATTCGCATTTGGATGTTTCCGCAATACGAAAAGAAATGCGTAGAAAAAGAATATGGTACGTGAGGAAGAACCCGTCGCACCAGGAATTATCCAATGACGAGATTGATTTTGAAACAAAGGTTTATTTCCTTGCCCGCGAGTTTGAAAGTTCGGATTTTTCTTTGGAACTTCAAAAAGAAGAATTTCTTAAATATTGCCACAACAAAAAGCTAACGCCTATGAATGACGAGTTCGTTTGCGGTAAAAATGCATTTGAGGTTGACGTGGTTTTGAATAAAATTAAGGAATGCAAGGAAAGCAGTCCCGATGATTATTTCATTGTCATATTTCCGTTAACGGAAGAGGACAGAGATGATTATAACAGGCGTAATAGTATTGAAATTGGTCTGGGAAGGCTCGGTATTGTAACCGAAACAATTTACATATGGAGACGAGAAAAATGAAGGAAAGTTTTGAAATTATTGCAAAAAAGTATAAAAAAATAGAAGAACTCCCGCGAGTTACAAGGCAGGAGTTTTGCGACAATATGGATGAGATTCTTGGAAAGGTTGACAAGGAAAAGGTGGCGTATTTAATAACCGATGAAGAACACGGTAATCTTGCTGTCTGTCCCGCCGAGTGGTTTGATATTCGTTTAGATGACGATTTTCAATTGATATTGATAAGCGCGGTTCGTTATTGTTTCCGTCGGGAAACTTATATGCCTTCCACGACGGTTGATTTTGTCCATCGGCATATCGATTGCGTTGACGATAAAACGCTCGTGGTTATGATCCGTGATATAGAGACGGAATTTTCTCATCAGCCTTTGTTTGGCACAATGCCAGAAAAGCCTCTGTGGGAAGGTTTTCTTAAATATTTGAAACAAGTGCAAGAAGAACGAAAAACAAAAGGTTAAACGGGGCAGGTATGCAATTAACAAAAGATGAAAACAGAAAATTGGTGGAAAAATATCCTTTCCTTAAACCCAAGAGTAGGTGGACGGGGAAGGTCCGTGAGGATTATGACTACGAAAGAACGGAATTAGACAATATGCCCGACGGGTGGCGTATTGCGTTTGGCGAAGAAATGTGCGCCGAATTAAAGGTGATAATCGAAAAGCACGGCGCAATGGAGGAGTATGCCATTCTTGATATAAAGGAAAAGTATGGCGAGCTTTGTTGGTATGATTACGGCTTGGCATCGGTTCAGGAATATTTTGATTGGGAGCATAAGTATCGCTTGAAATCAAGACGTACTTGCATACGCTGCGGAAATAAAGCCACAAAGATTTCAACGGGATGGATTAGTCCTTATTGCGACGAATGCGCCACCCATTTGAAGAGTATTCAATTTGTCGATTTGGAAGAGTTCTACAGCGTGAAAGACCATAAAATCGCAGAGGAACAATAATGAGTACAAGTTATTATTTTTACGTAGAAGTTAAAAATAACGGGAAATGGGTGTGTATAAATCCCATAGTAAAAGCCCCCAACGGCGAATATCAAATGGAGCCTTTGCTTTGGGGACAGTCGTATTTAAGAGAAACTTATGAAGATATGATTGAAACTTCGGGTTGCCATTGCGGAGTGCCGGAAGACGCATCCCAAGAAATTGTAGGAAGATTTCGACCGTTAGACGAAACGACCAAGGATTTTATTGGGAAAGAAATGACGTGGCGTGAGTATTATAAGCATTTCGTTCACGTTGTTAATTACGATGAAGCCGTCCGTAGCAGAATAAAAAAAGACCGTCCTTTCAAGTACCAAGGCTACGTCTATAAGCATCTAATTGCGGCGTTTGAGGTAGGTGAGGAGGACATCCATTATTGGTTGAGCAGGGACGAGTATG